TGGGGCTACTAATACAGATCTAACAGCTCAAATAACAACACTAACAACTAGTGTTACTACTTTGACTGCTCAAGTTACTACATTAGAAGCTGCGGCAGATGTTTTAGAGGCTGATATATTAGCGCTTAAAAACTTTAAATCAATTAGAGATAAATTAGATGTTATGGTTGCTGCAACTATTGCAGATACTAACCTTAATAAAGCTATTGATTCTTTATCTATTGGTTTAACTTCTACAAGCATTACCCCATCAGTATTAAAAGGATTAGTTACTACAGAAGCTAATTGGTTATTTAATAACGCAATTACAACTGGTACTGTATCTATGACAACTTCAGCTACTACTTTTTATAACACATCTACAGATACAAATGTAGTTAATTATAAAACACTAGTTACTGAATTGACAGCTGCATGGAATGCTGCTAAAGAACCTACTTTACTTTTATGGTTTATTGAATTCGTTAAAGAATACGAAAATCTATAAAAATATATTATAGGGGGGCTTTGCTCCCCTATTTTATTTTATTATATTAATGGTTATATGATTAAAGATCACACTTTATTTACTGAAAAATTTCGACCAACTAATCCTAAAGATTATATTGGAAACGAAGTATTTAAATCAAGTTTAAACCAATGGATAGAACAACAAGATATTCCACATATCTTATTGTATGGTCCCGCAGGTACAGGTAAAACTACAGCAGCTAAATTAATTATAACTAACCTAGATTGTGATTCAATTTATATCAATTGTTCAGATGAAAATGGTATAGATACAATTAGAGAAAAAGTTAAATCATTTGCTTCTGCTGCAACATTCCGCGAATTAAAAGTGGTTATAATGGATGAAGCAGATTTCTTAACGATTAACGCACAAGCAGCATTACGTAATGTTATTGAAACATATTCTAAAACAACACGTTTTGTATTTACTTGTAATTATATTGAACGTATAATTGATCCTATACAATCTAGAACATCAGTATTTGAAGTATTACCTCCTTCTAAATTAGAAGTGGCTAAACGTTGTGCTACTATTTTAGATGCAGAAGGCTGTAACCGTGCAACTGATGATATTGTAGAAATTGTAAATAAAACTTACCCTGATATTAGAAAAACATTAAACTTATTACAATCGTGTATAGTTTATGATGTTGCAGGAACATTTTTACAATTAAATAAAGATATTGTTAATCAAAAACAATATACAGATCAAATTATTGATTTAATTAAATTAAAAGATGCTAAGGCATTTAATCAAATTAGACAAATTGTAGCTGATTCAAATATAAGAGACTACAATGAATTATATAGAGCCTTATTCGAAAACCTAGATTCATTCCACAACCCAGTGTTAGGTACAATTATTATTGCCGAATCACAATATCAGTCTGTTATGGCTCCTGATAAAGAAATCACTTTCATGGGATGTATCGCAAATTTATTAAAAAATGGATAGTACACAACAACCACAGATGAATCTAGATTTATCTAAAACAACCCCTATTGATACACCTTCAGGTGGAAAAATATGGCACACAGGGATGGTACTTAGAAAAGTATCTAAGTTCATAACTGGAACTCAAGAAGATGCTATTGTACCAATTACAATATTTTATGATCCTGAAACTAATGAAATATTAGAAGATACTTTACCTCAAGATTTAAGAGAAGAGTATGCAGGCACAAAATATAGAAAGATGCAAGATTAATGACAATATTTGATTGGCTTAATGAAATAAGTTATAATAAAAGACCATGGTCTTCATTTAATAATGAGGATCGTGAATCTTTTAATTCATATATGATCAATCGATTTATATCAATGAAAAAGGATTATATTGATTTTGTTAATACAATTCAAAAATATCCTATTAATAAAGAAACACTTTATAATTTTTATTGTAAAATAGTACCAAAAAGAAAAACATTTTTTAGATATATTAAACCTAAAAAAAGTACTTTAAATTCAAATTTAATTACTATTTTAGCTAAACATTTTGAATTAAGTGAAAGAGAGATAAAGGATAATTATCAATTAATAGGAAAAGACTTATCAAAAATTATACTTCAAAATATAGGTATAGATGATAAACAAATTAAAAAATTATTAAAATGAAACAAGAACTTTACGAAATGCTAAAAGCAGAAGCTATAGCAGATAAAAATAAAGCTTTATTAAGCTTAAATCTACTTACTAATCACCCCGCTGGAATTGGAGATCATTCTACAAAAGACTATTGGGATAATGCTACAGAATCACTTAAATTATTGGCTTCAGCAGAAGAAAGATTAGAAACGTTAGAAAAATATTTCGATACTAAGGAAATTATATAGTGAAAGAAATTTACAGGGATTTTATTGGTATTTATGAAAATGCTTTTTCAAAAGAATATTGTCAATATTTAATAAATCTTGGTAAAAAAAACATATCAAATGCAAAAAGTAGAGCTAAGTCTCCTGACAATTTACCTCTTTTAATTTTTGATGATTTATCTTTTAATCTATCAGAGTATATTGATCAAAATACTAAAGAACATTTTTATAATACAGTTTCAAATCTTATAAAAACTTATATAGAAAAATATAAATGTCTTGAATATATTACTAGTTCGGGATATAATATAACAGATTTCAAATATCAAATAACTAAACCATCACAAGGATATCATACTTGGCATTGTGAATATGATGCTTCAATCCCTAAAACGAATTTAAGATGGGGTGTATGGACTTTTTATTTAAATGATGTTGAAGAAGGGGGTGAAACTGAATTTTTATATCAAAGTTATAGATTAAAACCTAAAACTGGAACTTTTAGTATATTTCCTGCATATTATACCCACACACATAGAGGAAACCCCCCTATATCTAATACTAAACATATTATAACCGGGTGGATTGAATACCCACCAGAATTTGTTAATAAAAATGAAAAAAATGACAGCAAAAGAAATACTTAAAAAAGAATATCCATTAATCTATAAAACTTACGTAGAAGTAATGGATGAGCAATTTGAATTATTTGCTAAAAAACATCTTGATTATGGAATGGGTAATGTATCAGCAGGTACACAACTCGCTAATGATGAAGAAAAAGATTTTGCTATGACTGGTTTATGGTATAGACTATCTGATAAAATAAACAGATGGAAAAATATGATATTAACAGATAGAAAATGCCAAAACGAGACATTAATAGATACATTCCAGGATATAACCAATTATGGTATTATTTGCCAAATGGTTTCTAAGGATAAATGGAAATAAATTACGCTACAGATAAAGTTGTATCATTTTCACAATATTCTACTTATAAATCTTGCCCCCATAAATGGTATTTAGAATATGTAAAAGGTCATAGGGATACAAAACCTAACATGTATTTTGTGTTTGGGACCGCTATACATGAAGCATTACAACATTATCTTCAAACTATGTTTGATACATCAGCTAAAAAAGCTGATGATTTTAATTTAAATTTATTCTTCAAAGAAAAAATGATTGAAGAGTATACTAAATATAAGAAAAAACATGGTCATTTCGCTACACCAGAATTATTAAATGAATTTTATTCAGATGGTGTAGGAATATTAGATTGGTTTAAAAAACATAAGCGTGGTCGAAGAAATTATTTTTCACCTCGTAAACATGAATTAAAAGGTATAGAGGTTCCTTTAATAACTAATCCAATTAAAGAAAGACCAAATATTAAGTATATGGGTTATATAGATTTAGTAATCTATAATAAAAAACTAGATGAATATACTATATTTGATATTAAAACATCTACTAAAGGATGGAGTAAATGGGAAAAAGGAGATAAAACAAAACATAACCAACTTTATCTTTACAAACAATATTATTCTGAATTATTTAAAGTACCATTAAGTAAAATAAATGTAGAATTTTATATTGTTAAACGTAAAGTATTAGATTTTGATGATGAAAATTTAAAATCACCCCATCAAGCATACCGTGTCCAAAATTTTAAACCAGTTGATAATAAAAAACGTTTAAAAGATGCAAAAGAAGATTTTATTTCCTTTATAAAAGAATGTTATACTGATACTGGTAATCCTATAGATAAAGAATTTGAAAAGAAAATTGATAAACCTTGTGATTGGTGTGACTTTGGAAAAAACAAAGATTTATGCGGAGCTTCACTAACTCCCGATGAAAAGTTTTTTAGTTTTTAAGAATCCATATATTTATATATATAAAAATAGATTATGACAAAAAAAGAGTTACAACTAACAAGTGTTAAAGTTCATAAACACTTATTCGAAGAGTTTAAAATAGAGTGCGTTAAAACAAAATTTTCATTCCAAAAGCTTGCAGACCGGGCTATTTGTTTGTATCTTACAGACGAAGATTTTAGAAAAGAAATTCATAATAAAACAAACTTAACACTAGACAATTAAAATTTTATGAGAGAGGGTTATTTACCAAAAGATCAAAGGAAAAAAATCCTGTTCCTTTGTGATGATATTCGTATGCATTCAGGTGTTGCTACAATGGCAAGAGAAATTGTAATAGGAACCTGCCACAGGTATAATTGGGTTAACGTAGGAGCCGCAATTAATCATCCGGAAGTAGGAAAAAAATTAGATTTAAGCCAGGATACTGGTAATAGAGCAGGCGTTGAAGATGCTTCAGTATTTCTATATCCACAAAATGGGTATGGTGATACTACAATATTAAGACATTTTTTAGACCTTGAAAAACCAGATGCTGTATTTATTTTTACTGATCCAAGATATTGGGAATGGTTATTCCAAATTGAAAATGAAGTTAGAGCAAAATGTCCATTAGCTTATTTAAATATTTGGGATGATCTACCCGCACCTTTATATAATGAATCCTATTATGATTCATGTGATATGTTGTTAGGTATTTCAAAACAAACAGAAAATATTAATAGGCTAGTTTTAGGAGATAAAGCAAAAGATAAAATTATATCTTATGTACCTCATGGTATAAATGAAGAACAATTTTATCCAATTGATGAAAATCACGAAAAATGGAATGATCTTCAAACAGCTAAAAAACAACTATTTGGAGATGAAGAATATAAACATGTATTTTTCTTTAATTCAAGAAATATTAGAAGAAAAATGCCTTCTGATTTATTAGCTGCTTATAAAATATTTAAAGAAAATTTACCCGAAGAAGAAAAAGATGATGTATGTTTAGTATTACATACCGCTCCAATAGATGGTAATGGTACTGATTTATATGCTGTTAGAGATTTATTATTAGGTCATGATAATAGTGTTAAATTCTCTACATCTAAATTATCTACAGAAGGTATGAATTATCTTTATAATTTAGCAGATGTAACAGTCTTACCTTCTTCAAATGAAGGTTGGGGATTATCATTAACTGAATCAATGATGGCTGGAACTATGATAATTGCTAATGTTACAGGGGGAATGCAAGATCAAATGAGATTTGAAGATGAAAATGGAGATTGGATTAAATTTGATGAAAATTTTCCTTCTAACCACTTTGGAACTTATAAAAAATGTGGAAAATGGGCTTTACCTATATTCCCATCCAACACAGCAATGGTAGGTTCACCTAAAACACCATACATTTGGGATGACAGATTAGATTTTAGAGAACTAGCAGATACATTAATGCAGTCTTATAAAATGTCTAAAAAAGAAATTAAAGAAAGAGGATTAGCAGGAAGAGAATGGGTTACATCAGATGAATCTATGGCTTCAGCTAAAAATATGAATAAAAATATTGTTAGTAATTTTGATAAATTATTTAAAACATGGAAACCACGTCCTAATTTTCACTTTAGTAAAATAGATGAATTACCAATAAAAACATTAACACATAAATTAGTATATTAGTTATGAGTAAACCTTATATAGTAGTAAGTTGTCCAATTGATACTTATTCTGGTTATGGATCAAGAGCCAGAGATGTAGTCAGAGCATTAATGAGATCTGACAAATATGATGTAAAAATTTTATCACAAAGATGGGGTAACACACCTTATGGATTTTTAAATGAAGATAATCCTGAGGAGAAAAAAATGAAGGATGCTATCATCCCCCCTCAACTTCAAAGGCAACCTGATGTTTGGATCCAAATAACAGTTCCAGATGAATTTCAAAAATTAGGTAAATTTAATATTGGTATTACAGCCGGTATTGAAACTGATTTATGTGATGTAAGATTTATACAGGGAGCTAATAAGATGGATTTAATATTGGGTTCTTCAAATCATAGTTTATATGCATTAAAAAACTCGCAGTATGAACAAAAGGATAAGGCAGGCCAAGTAGTAGGTATAATTAAATTAGAAGCACCTACAGATATTTTATTTGAAGGGGTTGATTTAGAAAAATATTTTCCTATTGAACCAAAAGATCTACCTAAAACAGAATTGGTAAAATCTTTAGATACAGTTGAAGAAGATTTTAGTTTTTTATATGTAGGACATTGGTTAAGAGGTGCTATCGGTGAAGATAGAAAAAATACTGGTTTACTAGTTAAAACTTTTCTTGAAACATTTAAAAATAGAAAAAAAGCACCTGCATTAATTATGAAAACTATGACAGGTCCTGCTTCTATTATGGATAGAGATGCAATATTAAAGAAGATTGATGCTATTAGAAAAAGTGTAGAAGGTAGATTACCTAATATATACCTTATCCATGGAGATATAGAAGATTCAGATGTAAATCATTTATATAACCATCCTAAAGTTAAAGCAATGATTAATTTAACAAAAGGTGAAGGATTTGGTAGACCATTACTTGAATTTACCAGAAGTAAAAAACCAGTAATAGCATCAAACTGGAGTGGACATTTAGATTTTTTAAATGCTGAATTTGCAAGTTTAGTCCCTGGTGAAATAAAACCAGTTCATGAATCAGTAGTTCAAGATAGGTTAATACTAAAAGAATCCAAATGGTTCGCACCGGATGCAAGTTTTGCATCTTTATTGATGAAAGATTATGTTAATAGCTATAAAGGGTATGAAATTAAAGGTAAACGTTTAGCCCATTATTGTAAAGAAAACTTTTCATTTGAAAAAATGCAAGAAAAATTAGAGGAAATTATGGATAAAAATGCTCCTAAAAAAGTAGAAATTAAACTACCAAATATTAAGAAAATTTCATTACCTAAAAAAGATGACTAAAGATAATTTAACAATATGTCCTAAATGTGGTGGTGACGCATGTTATGTAACACCCCTGAACGCTGAAAAAAATAACTATTTTTGTTTTGGTTGTGGTTTTCAAACTAACGATTTAATGGTTATGGGTGAATTCGATTTTGAACAATACGAAGAAACACTACCAGAGCTTTATAAGGATATTAAAGTAAATGATTCATCAGATAGGGTATGGTATCCCATTACAGTTAATATAGAAAATAAAGGTACTGTATTTGCTAAAGGTACAAGTTTATTAAATTGGCAGTGGGCTGGTGTTAAAGTGAAAGAAGTTAGTAAAAAAGAACAGGATAAATTTAAAATACCTGGAACAAATAAATCATACAAATATAAAACTGATATGAAAACTATGAAAGAATTTCCAAAAGGAGGTTTTATGGATTCATTAGAATATATTGGTTTTTTTAAAGGATAAATTATGGGAATAAGTTTTTTAGTTACAGCATATAACGAATACGAAGATTTAAAAAAATTACTAGCTCAACTTTTACAAGTTATAAAATCAACAGATGAATTAGTAATCCAATTAGATAATAAAGCAACAATTGAAGTTATTCAATTAGTAGATAATTTTATAAAACAAAACAAAGATACAATTGAAATTAAAAAATGTCATTTTGATTTAAATAAAGACTTTTCATCATTTAAAAATAATGCTAAGGGCTATTGTACTAAAGATTGGGTATTTCAAATAGATGCTGATGAGACTTTAAGTGAAACATTTTGTAGAATATTACACGAAGTATTAGAGACAAATGAAGAAATTGATTTAATAGCTGTACCAAGAGTTAATATAGTAAATGGTTTAACACAAGAAGATGTTACACAATGGGGGTGGCAATTAAATAATCAAGGTTGGGTTAATTGGCCAGATAGCCAACATAGAATTTTTAGAAACAAACCAGAAATTAAATGGGTAAATAAAGTACATGAAAAAATAGTAGGATGGAGAACATATGCTGAACTACCATCTGAAGATGATTCATATGCTTTATATCATATAAAAGATATAGATAGACAAAGGGCACAAAACAAATTTTATTCAACAATATGAAAAAGGTATTAATTACGGGGGGTTATGGTATGGTAGGTTCCGCTATGGAATCTC